GCGAGAATGCTCAAACAATTGCGTTTTGCCCATCTATAAGCCACTCCAGAGGGCTTGTGGCAGAGTTTGAGAAGGCTGGGGTTGCTGCGGTACACATTGACGCATACACAGAGCCAGAGGTGCGCCAAGAGATATACAAGAGGCATAACGCTGGCGAGTTTAAAATACTGTCATGCTCAAGCCTTTTAAATACTGGTTACGACTCGCCAAGTACGCGCTGCATTATTGATTGCTACCCTACTAAATCAATAATTAGGTACGTCCAGCGAGTAGGCAGGATATGCCGGATATCAGAGGGGAAGGAGTGCGCAATATATTTAGACCATGCTAGCAATGTATGCCGCCACGGATTCGCAGAAGATATTGTGCCGGATTGTTTGCATGATGGCGAAAAGGAGTATCAGGAAGAAAAACAGGTTAAGAAGGACGAGAAAAAGGAGCCGATTGTTTGCGAATGCTGTAGCGCGATAATGGTCGCAGGAAAGTGCGGCGTGTGCGGGCATGAGATAAAGCGCAAGAAAGCGCAGCTTGAGGTTGTAGCTGGTGAGCTACAGGAGGTTAAGGAGATAGATCAGGCTTTTTATTCTGGCCTCTTGCACCACGCAAGGCAGAAGGGCTATGCAGATGGATGGGCAAAGCACAAGTATAGAGAAAAGTTTGGCGTGTTTCCGACTGGCGCCAAAAATGAGCCTTCTCCAGATATTAGGGTGGCCGGATATATTAAACATTTGAATATCAAGCGAGCGAAATCATCACAAAAGAACAAAACGCAAGCAGAAAAAACACTGAAAACATTAATGGAGCAGTTTGATGTCTGACGCAAAGCAGAAATTTTTAGAGGGTTGCATTGAGGGATTCAACGATGCACAAAAAGAAAACCCAGAATGGATTGAGCTAACCAAAGCGGAGCGGAAAAAAATAGCTGAGCAGGCACTGGCCGACTTTGACCGCATATTTTACGGCTTTGAGTGTGTTGATAGATTTAAGCGTATGGCGGGTATGTGATATGTGCAAGAAAACAAAAATGGCTCAATACATTAAAAGAGCAAGAAGGCATATGGCTGGCGTGATACTGGCATGGACTGACACCGACCCATTCAGCGAAGGCGGCGAGATAAGAGACACGGACGTAACACACAAGAACCCAACTCAAAGGCTTATAGCGCGCGATATGTGGGATAGATGCCGCGATTGGATGGTAACAACCGAGTTTACTTGGTTGGTCACTATGCGAGTCATATACACAGGCACAGCCAAGGGCGACAAGGTTGACACATTAGAATTTCGACACACCTGCTCACTTCGCGGCAATAAATCGGATGAGCTAAACGATGCTATGCAGGCAGAGCTTAAAGAAAGTTTGAAGGGTAATGACGCATTCCCAGAAGGCCACCGAAACAAAGGCGTATATGATCGCTGCGAGTTCGTAGCAGTTGTTGTGGGGGTGTAGTGTAAAGAACTGCAAATACCCACAAACATAAATCAAGATGCAGGATAATGCTGGAAACAAAGAGGTGCTTTAAATGCAGACAAGCATATTAACAGACGAAGAAATTCGAGATATTAGAAACAGGGCAAAGCTAAATGACAATCGGCAGATAGATCCGCTTTTATTCGCTAGGGATATTGAGCGAGCAGTGATTGAAAAAATGAATGCCGACGACGTTCTTGAGATTCTTAACTTTGAGTCCAGCAAGCAAGACTTGTGGGATGAGGGTCATTAGAAATGAATCGTGAAGATTTCGAGCTGATGTATATCACTAGGCACCTAAACTACTTGCCTTTCGTTGAGGCATCATCACACGTTGTAAATCTAAGGAATGGTGATCAATACCATAGGCACACAGATGATGGCCACTTGGATGACAGCTATTACTGGTTTATGAAGGGGTTGGATCATGCAGCTTGATCTGTGGTGCGATTACGGCGCGTTTTATGAGTGGGCAGAAGGCTTGGAGTGGTAATGGCAAGAGCAGAGAAAATTATTGATGGCGAGATCCAGATCGAAGCATTCATGCCCAAGCTGGCCGAATGGTTGAGAAAAGCGATCAAGCTAGGCGCTGTAAAGATCATTGCTCAAAACGAGTCTGAAATTGAGCAGCCAAAAAGCGACAATCAGCGAGAGAAATTCCACGCAATGATTGGCGACATACAGGCAACGGGGGTGTTAGTAATCCCTAGCAAGAGAATAGTTTTCAGCAGGTACGACAAGGAGCAATGCAAGGCTTTGCTAGTAATGTGGTTTGCAAACGAAAAAAGCGAAATGGGCGAGCCTATACCAAACCCGCCGCAGAACTTCCTTTGCCCAATCACTGGCGAAAACATATCAATAAGGCCTAGCACAACCAAGTGGGGCAAAAGGCTAACGTGTGAGTTTGTTGAGTGGCTTTATTCGATCGGCGCAATGTCCAATACTGTTTGGTCGGAAAAGGCTATAGAGGCATACCAAAGCTACAAAGAGGCGCAGCAATGATACGAACAATAACAGCAAATGACGTTGCTTTTGCTTATGAGATCCGCCAAGAGTACGGCTGGCACTGGAAGAAGATCGCGAAGTTTTTGGGATGCAATAAAGGCAACTTAATAAAATATGTAAAACAATTTGAAAAAACGGGAATACGTTGGGGCGTTAATTATGATTAAGGTTTTTTTAACAAGCGAAACGGCAAAAATACCCAAGCAAGGCACTGACGGGGCAGCAGGCTATGACTTGTTTAGCGATGAAGATGCTTTTGTGCTGATGCCTAGCGAGCGCAAAACTGTAGCGACTGGTGTTACCGTAGAAATGTGGCCTAGTGCTGTAGGTGTTATCAAGCCAAGATCCGGCCTTGCTGTAAAACACGGCATAGACCTACTTGCTGGTGTAATTGACTCGGATTTTCGGGGAGAGATTAAAGCGGTGTTGGTAAACCACGGCAGCGAGCCAATACAGGTTAATCGTGGCCAAGCTATAGCGCAGATCCTATTCATGCCAGTGCTTCACGGTATTGAGCTTGGCGCAGGCCGTATAAGCGAGACAGAGCGCGGCGCTAATGGGTTTGGTAGCACTGATGCAAGCTAAGAATCAAAAGCGGTGCGCAGTGTGCCGCGAATTGTTCACCCCAAAGCGGATAGGAAACACTATGCGCATGACTAAGCACTGCGGGAACTCAGCTTGTGAGCTTGATTTGGCGCAAAAGGGTAAGGCTGCTAGCAAGCCAAAACCAAAGCCAAAGAAGCAAAAAACAGTGGGCAAGCTGCGGCTTGATTTATGGGATCAGCTAAGCCTTTACATAAAGCTGGTTCATAGCTCAGATGGCGAATGGTGCTCATGCTACACATGCGACAAACCAATCAAGATAGGAACCACTGACTGCCAAGGTGGTCACGCATTTAGCAAGTCTGCAAACGGGAACCTATATTTTGATGAGCGTGCAATAAGACCACAATGCTCATACTGCAATTGCGGCGAAGAAGGCAACCACTACATTTTTAACGAGCGGCTAAAGCAAGAGATTGGATTGGCTGCTTGGAATGACATGTTTGAAAACCGCAAGCGAGAATTTAAAAAGCCTCGCGGCTGGTACATCGACCAAATTGAGTATTATAAAAATCAAATTATTGAATTAAGAGAGGCAAGAAAATGAGCGCAGCACTAAAACCAAAATGCCCTAATTGCGGAAGTTTTTACATACAGCCTGTAGGTGCAGACACAAAGAAGTGCATCGACTGCCGCCACGAGTTCAGCGCGAACGCAAAGCAAGTCGCAGTAAACAACCGAATCAAGAACAAGTGTTAAGAAGTGCAAACATTCTTTACGGTAATCGGCTCGGGGGATAATCTACACACATCGGCTAAGCAATAACGCGAAGCAAAACTAATCGGGTGGTTGAGATGAAAGCATTATTTAGCAGTGTTAAGCAGTACGCAGTGTTCGCAGCAAGACCACATTTGTTCCGTACAGGAGAGCCTTACCAGTTGGGCGCTAACTGCGCTAACGGCGGCGTTTATGTTGAGCTTGTTAGCGGCAAGGAGTCTAATTTCCGTGCTCGCGTTGAGCAATTTGGCGGCGTGATCTTAGCCCAGTGAAATGGGTTAAGATCAGAAATACTGGGTGGCTTTGCGATGATGGGAGATATATAGCAAGGTTTAATTTTGGAGTTTGCGCCGTTTATCTAAGGTACAAATCAAAAAAAGAATATGAAAAAGACTTTGCTGATTATGAAACCTTTTATTGTTTGAGGGATGCAAAAAGCTTGTAACTTAAAGCCGCTGCAAAAATGCGGCTAGTTTGGTAAAATATGCAGCCACTTCAATGAGGTGGCACCGATCTAGATATTGGCTGACGTATTGGGCGTTATCGCCTACGTCATAAGGGAAGCTAGCCGCTCTAGCCATCCAGTATTCAGTTCGGTGTGATGCAACCACCATTTGAAAGAGTGGACACCCTTGGAGTCTCTTGGTAGTGCGCGATGCTCGCACAATATCGAACGGCAGGACGATACTGAGAGGCTCCACGGGTGTGATGCAAAGGCGATTTGCTACGATAAAGAGCAGTGAAACGAGCCGTTCCTAATTCAGGACTGCACGGCAAGCCAGATAAAACACGCTACTGGCCACGCCACTAATTCAAGAACATTCTGCGAACTACAGGCGCAGAACTACCACACAGATGCCGCTTGCCACGGGTGGGGCGTAGAAATACGCTAGGCTTTACGGGGATTGTACAGTCAATGGTAGACGGCCTGCTTAAACGGTGGGCGGCTGCTGGTTCAAGTCCAGCCTTTTCCCTCCATATTCGCCAGTAATGGCAAGAATCCTCACATCACAGATACCTGTGACCTTGCCCCATAACAGGGGCTTTTTTAATTTGGATGAAATTATGAAAGGCGAACAAATAGCAATAGACGTTTGCATAAATGGCGAGAAAATATCACATGTTGCCAAAAGGCTTGGCATTACATCGCCAGCATGTAGCGCAGCAATGCACAGATACTTAAGGAAAAAGAATGAAACGCTGTATGACAGCCTTCGGCACACAAGCGAGTACCTTTACCACACAAACTATAATTGTTTGCCTTACCTAAAAGAGCTTAGGGCAAATATAAAAGGGTTTATTGAGCAATAATGAAAGCCAACACAGAACTACAGCAGCGAGCGTATAAGGCGCTGTTACTAACAATGAGCCAGCCTAAAGAGCCTTGGCCAAAGAAGCCTAGGAACCAATGGCACGAGAAGATACTGGCACAAACCAGCCAAGCACCAGCAACGCAGAAGGTTTGGCATGAGCCGATAGCACCATGCAGAGGGTACGAGTATGACTGGCCTGATAATGCAATCTAAGCCTGCTTAATGCGGGCTTTTTTATTGCATAAAATATGTGCTAAAATGCCGAAAACACGGCAAAAAAACGGCATCTAATGGCAAATAAGACTCCAACAAAAACAAGCTTTACCGCTGAAAACCAGCCAGAACGTAAAGGCGGGCAGTGGTTTAAAACCAAGCTCATCGAATCGCTAAAGCGCCAAGGGATGACAGAGGACGGTTTTATCGATTTGTTAGTGCAAAGAGCTATTGCTGATGGCGGCGTATACCTTCAAGAGCTTCTAAAGCGCTACAACCCTGTGCCAAAGCAAACCCACGAATCGATCACTATCGAAGGCTGGCCAAAAGACGGAACGCCAGCCGAGAAAGCCAATAAGGTTTTAGACTGTATTACTGACGGAACAATCCCGCCTGATGTTGGCTCAATACTCATAGAGGCTATTAGCAAGTCGCTTGGGATTGAGGAAGTGACAGAGCTGGCTAAGAGGCTAGAGGCTATCGAGAAGCTATTGGAGAGTAAGTAATGAATGAATTAGATTTTTTAAGGTTTAAAGAATTTGAGGTTAATGTTGCCGCAACTGTTAATTCAAACGGATCTGGCGGGTGGGAAGTGTCATTAACACAAGGTGGCGGCACTGTTATTTTGACAATTCAGCAGCTAGATCGAGTCAACAAGAAGATTCAGGATTACATCTTGGAAAGCTTGGAAGCTAAGCAATGAATGATTGCCGATACTGCCAATACGCACTATCTCATCCAGAGGCTAGCGCAGGCTTTTTGATTACTTGGTTGCCATACACCAAGATTGGCGAAGCAAGAGACGCTTATTTGAAGATCATTGAAGAAAGGTTTAAATGCGTAAGCGCCTAACCGAATCAGCCATAGCCATGCTCGAGCAGCAATTCGCGCCAGCCAAACAGGCCGACCTATCAGACTTGATTCATAGATACGAATCAATGTATGGGTGGCAGCGTAAATTCAATGCGGCCACTGCTGAGCACAGATCAAGCCTTTTAATGGCTGCTAACCGAGTAGGAAAGACTTACACCGGATGCTTGATTGATGCATTCCACGCTACAGGCGAATACCCTGACGACTGGGAAGGGCATAGATTCGACCACGCCCCATTAATATGGGTGCTAGGCTACTCAGGCGAAAAGATTAGAGACTTGTTGCAAGCGCCTATCTTTGGCTCGTACAGCGGCGGCACTCTTACGGGCGGTCTGGTTCCTGTAGAGTTAATTACTGACGCCATCCCAATGATGGGGACGCCTCGCGCAGTTCGTGAAGTTAAGGTGCGGCACAAGAGCGGCGGCATATCGCGCATTCAATTCTGGACATACACCCAAGGCCAGCACGCGCTAATGGGCGACTCTGTTGATTGGTATCACATCGACGAAGAGCCAAAAGATCCAACCATTTACCCGCAAGTAATTACACGTACAGCGACAGGCGACCAAGGCCGAGGCGGCAGAGGGATCTTGACCTTTACGCCAGAAAACGGACGAACTGAGCTAGTGATTAGCTTTATGGACAACCTCGGGAAAAGCCAATACATGCAGCGCGCCACATGGGATGACGCCGAGCACTTAACCGAAGAGACAAAAGAGTCATTACTTAGCATGTACCCAGCATGGCAGCGGGACATGAGAACCAAAGGCCTGCCATTGCTAGGTACTGGATTGATATTTGACTTGGATATTAACGAATGCAAAGTTAAGCGATTCCAATGTCCTGAGCATTTTTGGGTTATCAATGGTATGGACTTTGGATGGGATCACCCGCAGGCGCATGTACAGCTATGGCTAGATCGTGATGAGGGTGTTTTGTATGTTGCTCACGCATTCAAAAAAAGCCACCTACAACCATATGAGGCTTGGCAGGTTGTTAAGCCTTGGGCAGAGGGCATCCCTACGGCTTGGCCTGCTGATGGATTCCAGACTGAGAAAGGATCAGGAAAGACACAAAAGAGCTACTACGAAGAAGCTGGCTGGGACATGCTTGACGAGCACGCCACATGGCCAGATGGTGGCAATAGCGTAGAGCAAGGCATCATTGAAATTTACAACCTAATCAAGCTTGGTCGCTTTAAGATATTTGACCACCTGTCAGAAGTGTTTGAAGAATTCATGCAGTACCACAGGGATGAGAGAGGAAACATTGTGAAGTTGAAGGATGATATACTTTCTGCCATTCGGTACGCTTACATGCACAGGCGAGAAGCTAAACAGCTGCGCGACTTAAATGATGATGGCTACCATTACGAAGCCCCCCAAACGCGGAGAACATGGGCATGAGCCTAGATAAATTATTGAGCTACATTGGCAAGAAAAACATTGCCGAAGATTTACAGGATGACAAGCTAGCAAGAATCGGCCTTGATGTAATCGAGACTGCTGCGCGTGACTTGGCCACGATGGAAGACTGGAAGAAGTACGTCGATCACGGGATTGAGTTATGCCGCCAAGAGTTCCAGCCCAATAACGAATCAATGCCTAACGGGGCTAACTTCAAGACCGACATTCTAACCAGTGCTGCGAATGCGTTTGGCAATAAAGCCATCGTTGAGTTGATGCGCGACCCCAACCTAGCCAAGACCAATATCATTGGATCCGACACAATCAAGAATGTGATTGAGCGGAAAATGTCAGAAGCTCAGCGTATGAAGGGCGAGCTAGAGCCTATCACTGCGCAGCTTGAGCAGATGAAGCAGGAAGGCATTGAGGTTGGCGATCTTGAAGAAGTGGCCAAACAGCTATCAGAAGATATTGCAAAAACCGAAGCAGAAGTTAAGACCAAGAAGCAAGAGTTGCGCATTAGATCAGAGCGTGCGGATCGTGTTGCTGTGCTGATGAATTGGCAGATCAACCATGAGGTGCCGAACTGGCGCGAAGACATGGAAGCGATGATGTACTCGCTGCCATTGGTGGGTACGCTATTCCGCAAGAGCTATTACGACCCCACTATCGGCTGCAATTCATCGATCACTATTAAATACCCTGATTACATTGTGAACCAGCAAACGGAAAGCATGGAAAAGTGCCTTTCGTTTATTCACATTATGAATTTCTCGAAGTCTGAGTATGAGGCTCGTGTAAGTGCTGGTATCTGGTCAGAGATAGATATTTACACCAAAGACGACAAAGGTGATGCAGGAAGCAATGAGGCAGAAGGCGCAGACTCTAGCGATGACAACTGCAACAAGTTTTACGAGCAGTATGGATGGCTAGACTTGGATGAGGACGGAGTGGACGAGCCTTATATCATTACCGTTCACGTAGCTACTCAAAAGGTTGTCCGTATCGCTGCCCGCTTTGCAGAAGATACGATTTACACCAGCTTTGAGGATGGCCGCCCTATGCCATTCTTGAAGGCTCAGCGTGCACGCATTGAGAAGATCAAAGCAGACGCCACGGAGTTAAACGTAACGCCTGAATTCCCTGATCCAAAAGACACCACAGGCTATGAGGTTGTGCGTGTAATGCCTCGCGGTGTTATCACTAAGTACGGCTTGATTCCTTCGTTTGATGGAACATTCTTGGATATTGGTTTTTACCATATTCTTGGTGCAACTGTGATGGGCGTAAACAAGACTGCAAACGATCTGCTGAACGCAGGCACGCTATACAACCAAAACGGCGGGGTTATATCGTCTGACTTCAAACTCAAAGGCAATGGCGAAATCACCATAGGCAACGGTCGGTTCAATCAGTCAGAGCTAAAGGCTGCGCAGCTTCAAGGCTCAATGATCCAATGGCCATTCAAAGAGCCAAGCCAAGTGCTTTTTGCACTCAATGAAAAGTTAGAAGGTCAAGCGCGCACGTTCAGCAATTCGATAGATGCAGGCGGGCAGATCCAAGCTAACACCGCACCAACCACCGCGCTGGCATTGATTCAAGAATCCCTAGTACAGCACAGCGCGCACATGGCGAGAATCATCCGCTCAATCGGCAAAGAAATATCGATTCTGTTTGAGCTAACCAAGGATTATTTCAGCCAAGAAGATTACGTGAAGGTCACGGGCGATGATGACGCAAGCATTGAGCAGGACTTTGACATTGATGGCCTAGCTATTACATGCGGCGCCAATCCTGAAATGTCTAGCCGTATGCAGCGAATGATATTGGCACAGGCAGAGCTTGAGCAGGTTCCGCTGGTCACACAAGCAGGCGGCAACCCTATACCTATCATCAAAAACTACTTCAAGCGCATAGGTACTGAGAACCTTGATGAGATATTCCCGAATGAAGCGGAAATGTCGCCAGAGGAAAAAGCTCAGATGCAGCAAATGCAGCAAATGCAGCAGCAAGCCAACCAGATGGCAGAAGCCCAGCTCAAGTTGACCCAGCTACAAACCGAGCTTTTGCAGCGCGGCGAAGATCGCAAAGACCAAGAAGCTATGGTTAAGATCCAAGAGACTCTCGCCAAAATTACAGGATTGCTAGAAGACGCACGAAACACCCGCGCAGACACGATATTGAAGCAAGAGCAGGCAGAGACAGAGCACACAAAGAATAAGCTGAGCATTTACACCGCAGCTTCAAATGAATTAGACAAAGCCGAAGCAGCTTTGGGGGCACCAGATGCAATCGTTGAATAAGTACAAGGTCACACACAACAATGAAGAGGTTAAGTACGTTGAGGCACATGATTACGAATTTGTTGGAAGTGCCATTGTTTTCACAAAAAACAAAACTATAAGCGTTGCTTGCTTTGCAGGAGTCTATAAAGAAAAGATTCTGGCAATTTCAGGCGCGGACATTGCCTCAATCGAGCTTATAGAGGATGGTGACAAATGAGTAGCTTGAGTGATGACGCATACCAGTTATGGCTAGAAAACGAAGTAACACAAGCATTCCTTGGGTACGTCAAGCAAGAGCTTAACGGACTTAAGACACAAGATAGAGTCACATCTAGGTCTATAGAACAGATCGCGATTGACGCTATAGCAACGCAGTCGGAAATTGACTGTTTACAGAAAGTGATTAGCTGGAGGCCAAAGCATGGCTGAGATAAAACCGTTGGGGCACATGGTTTTTGTAAAGATGATAAAACCAGAAGTTAAAAGCGAGTCAGGGATTATTACAACAACTGGCAAGTGGGAGAAAATGGAAGGCGAGTTATGTGAGCTTGGTGAGGTTGTTAGTATAGGTGCAACCGCATATCACGGCATAACTGGCTGCAACCCTGAGAGATATCCTACCGGAAGCGAGCAGTATAAAATGCAGCCGCATGAAATCTGGGGGATATCAGTAGGAGACGTTGTTGAGATGAGGCGCGCACACGAAGGGAAAAAGGCAACTCTTGGCGATGGTCACAGATACGTTCAAGACACGAATATAGTTGGAAAGCTGGTTGATGGCAAAGTTATTCCTCTTGGCAATTATGTGACCATAGAAATTAAAACAAGACCTACTGAGACAAAAAGCGGGATCATCACGGAAACACCAGAAAACGCCTCTTTAATAAAAGAGTCGGCAGATATTGGTCAGGTTAAGGAGTTTGGGGCAATTGCTTATCATAATGTAATGGGCTGCAACCCTGAAAAGTATCCTACAAATATGCCTCAAAGAAAAATGCAGCCGCATGAAATCTGGGGCGTTAATTCTGGCGATACGGTTGAATTTAATAAATTTGACGGGAAGAAGTCGGCCGTAAAAAAACAAGAAAATATTAGATATATCCCAGATACTCAGATCATCGGCAAAGTAATCGGCGAGGTGGATCTATGAGCGAGCAAGCACTGAAAGAGATTTTCGGCGATGATGTAGTGGAAGATCAGGCCGAACAAGCCGAGGTTGTCGAGCAAGAAGTTGAAGAAAGCGGCAAAGGCTTGAAGCACATGTCGCTTGACGAGTGGACTGCATCCGGCAGAGACCCGTCAGAGTGGAAAACCCCAGAAGAATTTGAAGAAGAAGGCCGCCGCATAAAGTACCAGCGACCATTGCGTAAGGAGTTGGCACGACAAGCGGAGGAATTCAATCGCAGGCTTGAGAACGTCAACAAACTGCACCGCGCCCAGCTTGAGCAAGAGCGCAATAAGCTACTGCTAGAGCGCGATAACGCTATCGACATTGCGGATAAAGCCGAAGTTCGCCGCATTGACCAAGCCCTTGAGAAAAACAAAGAGCTACAGTCTGCGGTAGCCGAGCAACCTGTAAAGCCTACCGAGGTTGCAGAGTGGGAGGCAGAAAACCCTTGGATCTTCGATGAGACTGACCCACGCACAGCGCCAGCTATTAAAGCGTTTGCAGAGGCTCAAGCGGCAGGCAAAACGCTCGCAATGTGCATTCTCGCGTCAGATCGTGCAGCGGCAAAGGTCAATGTTGAAGAACCAAAGGTTAAACGCACACCAACAGCATCGGCAGACGCGCCCAAGGCACGACAAGTGAGCGGTGGAAAGGTTCAGTTGTCAATGAAAGACCTAACAGCAGAAGAGCGCACGTTTAGATCGTTTTACTCATCCGATGCAGAATTCCTTAAAGCCGTAGCAGATAGCCGGAGCTAATATGACTGACTTCTTAGATAACGAACAAACCGAACGCGACCCACGCGCAAAGCCAACACGCGCAAAAGCACAAGGCGGCGTTATTGCCGATAAATATGGCCGCAACTGGGAGCGACCTACTGTTGGTGATGTTGATATGTTGCTTGGTGTTCCTGACGGGTTAATCCCCGAAGGAATGAAGGCTTATTGGTTCAGCGATCAGGTTGCCGGACGCATCGAGCGCAAGATCCGTGAATACTGGGTGCCAGTGACCGATTCAAACGGCGTAGCAATTACTCAACAGTCAGGCGCGGGAAGAATGCACCTGATGATGATTGAGCAAGAGTACTACGATCAAGACGAAATGTTGCGTGAAAAACAATATCGTGCTAGTGTAAGTGAAGTGCTAGATTCCCCCAACTTGGGCGATGGCATAGAAGCATACAAGCCAAACGGCGATAGCAAGATTAAAGTCTCGAAAGATCGGGACGCATTTACACTATAGCATTTGTCCAATCATGCGGCAGACCTGCCGGAATTTGAGCGGAAGAGATTACAACTATTCTTTTAACTTAAATTTGGAGGTCTGCGATGAGCGGATTTTTATGTATAGGCTCCATGCGGAGCGGTTATGACGGGAAAGGCCGCACATATGCTGTGCCAGCTTCCCATGCTTCAATCATTGCCATTGGTGATGTTGTTACTGAAACAGGTACAGCAGACGCTAATGGCAACCCTCAAGTCGATGTAGCTACCGCGTCAACTATCGTCACTGGTGTTGTTGTTGGTATTAGACCAGACTACTCAACCGAAGCATTAAGCGATATTCGCATCCCAGCATCTACCGCTGGCACTGTTATCGTAAATGAAGATCCTGATGCTGAATACGAAGTCAACGTGTCAAATGGCCCACTAGTTCTCGCTGATGTTGGCCTCAACGCTAACATTGTAGCCACTGCTGCAACCACATCAGGCGGTCTCACTCGCTCAAACATGACAATCAACGCAACTGGCATCGCTACAACTGCGACTTTGCAGTTCCGCATTGAGCGTCTGCTTGTCGGCTCTGATGGCGTATTAGGTAGCCGCGCAGTAGTGCGTGTGAACAAGTCTACTAACAACACTGGCGCAACGGGGATCTAAACCATGACCGGAATTATTACTACTGGCAACCTGCCCCGTTTACTCATTGACGGTGTAAAAAATGTTTTCGATACCACTCATAAATCATGGTCGCCTTTCTACGACAAGATTTACGAAATGGACTCATCCGACAAGGCTTATGAAGTGGCTGTACAGGTGCAAACCTTCGGGCTGGCCAAACGCAAAGGCGAAGCTGATGACATCGTTATGGATAGCATCCGCCAAGCATATGCTCCAAAGTATGTGCATACCGCTTACGGTCTAGGCTTTACCGTTACCCGCGAGGCTATTGACGATAACCAATACGGTTACTTCAAGAATGGCGCGAAGATGCTGGCTCGCTCATTTGCAGAGACTAAAGAAGTTGTTGCGCACGTTCTATTGAACACTGCTTTTAGCTCTTCTTCTGCTATGACTGGCGGCGATGGCGTTGCGCTGTGTTCTACCGCTCACTTGAACCCTAACGGCACCACCTACTCGAACCGTATGGCTGTTGATGCTGACTTTTCAGAGGCGGCGCTTGAGGATTTAATTAAGCAGATCATGCGCTCTACCGATGATCGCGGCAAAGCTCACATGCTCAAGGCTGTTAAGTTGATCGGTCACACCGACAATCAATTTGAGTTTGAGCGTGTGTTAATGTCTGCTAATCGCGTAGGCACTGCAAACAACGACATTAACGCTGTTAAGTCTATGCGTTCAGTTGCTCAAGGCTTCTTGTGCACCCCATACCTGAGCACCAACAAGCGCGCATGGTTCCTGAAAACCGACTTCGACAACGGCTTGAAAGGTTACACCCGCACAGCCCTACAGTTTGACCAAGATAAGTCGTTCCTGAACGAAAACGCTCGCTTCAAAGGTTATGAGCGTTACTCATTCGGGTATGACTCGCCTTTGGGCATCTTCGGTTCAAACGGTGCTTAATAGCTAGTGGGGGCGA